TCAATCGGCGTACCGTCTGCGGGTTATCGTGCTTTGGGTCGTCCCGATCCTGATAGTGTCTGATGCCTGTCTCTCGAACGCATTAGCATTCGATGGATCGTCGATCCTAACATCATAGCTGGCTGCGTCCGAGCCCTTCAGACCCACGCTGATCCCAGTGAGGTACATCGTCCGTCCCGAGGCCACATAGTGGTGGGCAATGAAAGTCTGACCATCACCAACACCAATGGTGATAACAGTCGCGCCAGCCCCAGCCGCCCCCGCCTTCAAAGTCAGGATGCCCGCATTCGTCAGCCCAGAGCCAACAGTCAGGACCTCGATTTTCTCGATGAACGCGATGGTCGTGGAGACGGTGTTGACGTAGCTGGTTCCGTTGAGGGTCACAGTCTCGTAGAACGGACCTGTGATCGACCCACCACTCACAGAGTAGTAGGTGATCTTGACCGTGCGTGCCCCAGTACCCGCTCCAGTGTCATTGGCGCTGGAGCTGGCGATCGAACGCTGGGCGTTCGAGGTCTGCTCTGTGTAGACCGTCCACTCCACGGGAGCTTGCGCGGTTGCAGCTCGAGTGACCTTGCCGTTGCTGAATCCCTTGAGGGTAGACTTAGTGCCGGGAGGAGCTACGATCAATCGACCTTGTGTGTCCGTCAGGAGCGACTGGACGTTCGTCCCGTCTTGTCCAGCCACCAGAACTGGGTTGCCTACAGGTGTTGCTCCGTCAGCAGCGCGGCCTTCAACCTGCGTACTTCCACCGCCTCCACCGCCTGATACTAGCCATGGTGAGGTTCCTCCAGTCCCCTGGTCTACTTTACCGATGGTGTTGGTGCCCGCTGGAAGGGGGTCTACGATCTTCTTGATGCCGTCAGTGGTCTTGATCAATGCCAACGTATCTTCGGTTGCTGGATTGATCTGCGTTCCTGCTGCGTTCAGTAGTTTGCTTACCCCCTGGATGCGGTAAACGCCGCTGTCAGCCAGGATAGAAATTGCGTTGCCGCTGGCGTCGTACAGAACGATGGGCCATGCCGCGCTGCCTGCTGCTTTTGTTCCTTGTGCGACTTTTCCGATCTCGTTGGTGCCTGTGGGAAGGGCATCAACGATTTTTTTGATGCCGTCGGTGTCCTTGATGGCACTGAGGGCAGTCAACACGGACTGGACCGAGGAGTCCTTGGCAGGATCGATCGCATTCCCGGCGCTGTCGTAGACCTTGAACCCATCGTTGTCGACTTCGATAACGAAGAACATCAGGCCACCGTCTTAGTCCATGCGATGGACGCCACCTTGCCAGTTGCTCTGGTGATCACGCCCGTCAACCTCATCTTCTCCACGCCGGACCCATCGTACTGGATGGCGTCGAGTTGCGATACCTTACCGCCGGACCGGGCGATCACACACTCGCGGATCTTCTTCAGCTTGTCGCTGGTCTCCCAGTTGATGACATTGGTGACTTTGCCGCCGCTCCGCACGATCTCCTGCCAGTTGGTTTCGTTCACCCAATGCGTGAGCGTGTCGAGAAGCTCGTGTTCAGCCTCGGTGATGCCCCCTCCACCGGAGCGCGGGTTGAAGACGCCGGTGGCGTCCTTCATCCGGAAGGCTCCACCGACCTGGCGAATGCCACCGACCTCGGTGGGGTCACCTAATGTGCTTTCCTTGAGGATGATCTCGTCATCCTCAATCATCGGGCCGGGATGTCTGTCGGGGGTAATCGGCACGGTCTAGTCCTTCTTGCGTCCTCTCTTGGGCTTCCCGGCTTGCTCCTCTTGCTTTCTCTGCTGGGCGATGGATGCGCCAGGCCGCACGCCTGGAGGCCTGGGACCACTGTCAGCCATCTGAGGAGTGCCATCTTCCTCGAGTGTGATTCGCCCCTCCGCTATCGCCTTGACCAACTCCTCCTGCCTGGAGTCGATCTCTCGCACAATCTTCTGGATGAAGTCGTGGACTACCCTGTACCCTTGCGCCTCTCCTAGTGCCTGCTGTTCGATGTTGGACAGGTGTCCCGCCAGGTTCTCCGTGGCAGCCACGGTCTTGCTCAGCCAGGACTTGATCAGCTTTGCAGTTTCCAGGTCTGGGATTGACTTCTCTACTTCATCGTCCACTGCTGCCATGATGCCGAGGAGGTTCTTGGCGTGCCCCTGCATAGCTTTCTTGGCACCACCAAGCTCTGCCGCTTTCTTCTCGGCACTGTCTAACATCTCTTCGACTTTGATACCGAGAGATGTGGCAGTTCCTCGACGGATTTCGGCTTTCATGTTGGTGAAATTCGCGACAGTATTGTCCTTGTTGATGGGTTCTTTTTCCATCAAGTCCATGTGTCATGCTCCATGTAGGTGAGGTTGATGACGCAGGAAGACCCGCAAGTCTTCCTGCGTCACCTTACCATGTACTAGGGCGTGCGGTCGATCAGGCAGAGTTGGTCGCCGATGCGGAGGGTGAACTCGAACATGATCTGGCCATTGGACAGAGAGGTGTCAGGGTAGAAGTCGTGGTTCGCCCCAGCGTTCGCTCCCGGCCGGAGGTACTGGCCGTTGAGATAGAGGTCGTAGTCTTCGGTGAAAGTACCCGCCGACAGATCACCAAGGGCGGTATCGATGTTTCCGTCCCCGAGGGACACGTCGTTGCCGGTAGTCGTGGTCACGGTGCAGACCGCGAACACGCGACGACGGTAGGCCGCACTCTTGGCCTGGACGATGGCGTTGAGGAGGGAGACCTCGCCGAACGCGGTGTCAAAGGCCGTCCATTCACCCGAGTTGTTGGCCAGTGCGAGACCATCGGCCAAACTCCAGGACGAGCCAGCACGATAGGAGTCGGTGAGGTTCAGCTCGAGGGCCGCCGCCAGGCTCAGGTCCGCGCCGCCGCCCGAGGCCACCTTGAGAACGCCACCGGCATCGATCTGGTTGGCGGTGACGCCGACGTTGATGGTCGTGCCCCCCGCACCCGTGTCCACCTTGATGCCGTTCAGGAAGTCGTTGTCCACGGCGTCGACGTTGAACTTGTCGACGTCCGCAGCGACCTGCACCTCGCTGGTGCCCCCTGCCGAACCCTCCAGGACCTTGAGCAGGATGGCGTTGAGGTTGTCGCGGAGGTCCCACTCGAGCCCGGTTGCCAGGTCGAGGTAGGCGTTCGTCCCCAGCTCGACCGGGGTGACCCCCTGGTTGTTGTAGGCCACCTGACGCGTGACCGTGGTCCCGGCCGGGAACTCGACGACCACGCCCTTCAGGAAGTCCTGCTCGGTGAGATCTTCGAGACGAACGCGCTCACGAGCCGAGTAGCTGAAGCCCTGCGTGACGGGCATCGACACTAGCTCCAGATCGTCGCCCGTGGTGTTGCGCACCACGAAGGAGACCTGCGCCCTGTTGGGCGTGGTCCCCGACATGGTGGACCCGTTGGTGTTGCTCTCCGTCTGGAACAGACCGAACACCTGCTTGCCACCGACCAGGATCGGATCGAGGTGCGTTTCGGCGTCGACGAGCGGCATCAAGTTCTTCGGAGACACCGCGTCGGAGCCCACGACCTCGGCCAGGTCACCAGCACCGAAGCTGGCGTTGTACGCAGCGACCGTTCCCAACGTGGTGACCGCGCCGATGGCTGCGGTGAGCTGCGAGGGAAGCTGGGCAGCCGTGAAGACGTGGAAGTCGGTGGTCGATCCGACCGCGGCCACCGTCACGACGTTCGTTGAGTCCGCTGCGCCGTGGACGCCGCCCGACGTGAGGACCCGGTGCGCCTCGTAGTCGGTGCGGATCTCGTTGACCAGCGTGATCAGGGTGGCGAGGTTGGTCGCGTTCGGCGAGGTTACCGCGTTGGTGGTGTCCGCCGCGCCGTGGATCGCCGGAGCCCCGGACACGTCCACGCGGTGCGCGTTGTACTGGGCCTTGAGGTCGTTCGCTCGCGCGATTGCCGTGGCGAGGTTGGTGGCGGTGGGCGCGGTGACCGCGTTCGTGCCATCGGCCGAGCCGTGCACGCTGCCGGCGGTCAGGACACGGTGTGCCTCGTACTTCGCCACCTCGTCGTTGACCAGCGTGATCGCCAGGTCGAGGCCCGGATAGATGTCGATGAGCTTCCAGACATCGCGGAGCACGCGCTTCTTCTCGACGGCATGCAGCGCGGTGTTGAGATCATTCACAGCACGCTGTGTTCCTGTCTCCAGCGCTGAGGGAATGACGAGATCGTCGTACCAGTTCCCCGTCTGCTTGTTGAGCAAACGGTGATGGCCAGACCGAAGGACAGAAAGGTCGTCCTCAAGACTGACCGGAGTTGTCTGGAAGTTCGCCAGACTCGGAGAAATGTTGCTGATGTACTGTTCTGACTTCCTGACCTGCGTGTCTTGCCGGAAAATGCTGCGACCCATGGATGTACCTCCTTATGGGACGATGTAATCTGCCAGTAGCACGTCGGTGTTCCGTGGTGCTATTGCCATAATTATAGTGTCAAACCCTGTTCCAACACCACCACTCTCGGCGACAGTGTAGTCGTTCGTGCTTCCGAGACGTAAGCGCTGGCCGTTCCAGTACACTTGAATGACGACTGTGCCTTGTTGCATGAAAATTTCAGGTGTCTGAAATGTAGTGTTGGTGCCATCTTTTAGTCCCAGGAGGTCGATACCCCATCGAAATCGCCGCAGTAAGATCTGCGCGGCTTCTGCGCCAGTGATAGTTGCTTGAAGACGCATGCCATGCCTATCCTACTTCAGTATAGGCTCTTCTTTCAGCAGTTCTTTCAGTACTTGTGTGTAGTTTCTCTTGTTTGCGTCATACGCCGCGAAGGGCGAGTTGATGTACTCCAATCTGGCGGCACGCCCATCATCCCCACTGATGGGGAAGCAAATCACAAGCTGCCGACCGCGCAAGTAGTGCTTGTTTGAGTTTACCCCTTTGACGGTCTTGATGAACGTCGCCAGGTTCAGGTCTGTTGTTTCGAATGCTGTTGGCATATTGCTTTACCGCGTAAAATGTCATGTTGCACTGATATGAAAAAGGCGCGTGGGCTTATCGCCGCACGCGCCTTGTCCACAAGCATTGGTGCGCGTCTATCGGTTGCGCCCACGCTTCTTGGTGTCGTCGGGCCTCTTCTCGCTCTCGTTGACCTTGACCGGCGTCTCCTGTGCAACCACGGTGTCCTTCAAGGAGACCGACACAGGAGACGGCGTGGGAGGAACCGGGGGCGAAGGAGATGCGGGAGTCGGCGCAGGTGCGGGTGCCGGCGTGGGCTTGGGAACGACTGCTGCCGGCGGTGGGGCCGCCACAGGTTCAGGAGCAGGAGTGCCCAGCGGGGTCGCGACCAGTCCAGCACGGAGGTAATTCTGGACGTGTGGATGACCATACGTCTGTTCATCCACCACGGCTGCTGCCCCTTTGGTTGGGAAGATGATGGGGACACCACGGTCATCGAGAACCTGAGATAGGTCCAGCGAGCCATCACCTTGCCAGGTCAGGCAGTACTTTCGCATGGGCGTTTCCTCATGCTCGGTTGCCCGAGCGAGTCACACAACTACCCCACCGCCGGCCACATCATCGACTAGGTCGGGAACTGGATCACCTGGAAGGCGAGCGTGTTCCCGATGCCGATGCCCGGAGCCGCGTAGCTCCAGAACTCGATGATGTCCGCTTCCTGCTTGATGTACAGCGTGGCGTCCTGGAGCAGGAAGAAGTTGCCGAGGAAGTTCTCGGGCGCGAAGACGTAGGCCTTCTTCGGGTTGAGGATGTCGCTCTTGATGGTGGACACCACCGGGATGCCCCAGAGCTTCTCCTCTTCCTCGATGCCCTCGTCGTAGTGCCGGCTGGCCACGTCGTCGCCGACGGAGGTCGCGGGCAGGTCGAGAGCTTCGTAGTACAGCTCCTTCGTCATCAGCACCTTGCCGATGGGCTGACGCCGACGGACCATCGCTTGGAACGCCTTGCGGAAGGCGGCCGAGTTGAAGCCGGTGGCCCCGGTGATCTGCACGGCGGCGTTGAGGGCAGCGAGGTCATCGATGGTCGTGATGCCCTTCTTGTCCTCTTGATCCGCCATGTCCTTGACCGAGTTGTCGGACAGGATCTTGCGGATGTCGTTCTGGTACGTCATCAGCTCCCACTTGTTCTTGGTGAAGCGCTGGGATTCGGTCTTCCCGAACTTCACCGCGTAGCGGGGGCCGCGGAACCAGGTGCGGGGACCGGTGCCCTGGAAGGTCACGAAGGTGGCCACGCTGTCGGGCTCCTTCTCGACGATCTTCTTGGGCTGGTCCGTGTTCTCGTCACGGTCGATCTCGTCGTCCGCGAGGAGAATGGGGTTGATCAGCTCCCGGAAGAAGGATTCCTGGCGCACCTTCATGCGGATGAACGCCGAACCTTCGTCCTGGGCCTCCTTGACTCGGCCCTCCTCGAGCTTCCGGATGAAGTTCGAGTTGATGAGGCGGGCCGAGACTTCCTTGGTCTCGGTCTGGTAAAGCGATGCCATCGGTTCCTCCACTGCTGGCCGGATGGTTCCGGCGTTCGGTTAAGGTTCTACGGGTCGCCCCAACGTTGTCAGGCCGCGACTACGACCTTGCCTTCGGTCGCGGTCTTGTCTTCGCGAACGTACCCGATGATCTGCTCGTTCACCGCTTTGGCCTTGATGACGCCAGCGTTGAACGACACCGGGACACCCGGGGTGTATGTGCCCGCCGTGTACGTCTTGGTCGACCAGATGAAGCCGGTGCCGAGGCGCACGCACATGCACATCCCGGTGTACTGTCCCGAGAAGTCATCGTTGCCTTCGACCACGAGCCAGACCTGGATGGGGTCGGCGATCGACACGTTCGGTGTCGTGGCCTTCGACATGACGGCCTGGTTGTTCTGAAGTTCCTGCGTCACGATCGCGCCCGCCGGCAGAGACTCGTAGACCCCCGGGGTCGTCTGCTTGATCGGGAACGGTTCGGCGAGGGCACTCCCGTTGGGGTAGCCACGCAGGATGTCAAACGTCGGGTTGTTCAGAAGCGACATGTGCAGTTCTCCTGTTTGAGGGGGCGACCCTCGTTACGACATGACCCAGTTCATGAACTGCGCGTCGGCGTTTTCTGCGGCTTCTTTCGCCTGCGCAGTCTTTGTTCTGATGACGGTGGCGCGGTCGTTGATGTCGCCCGGCTCACCCATCTCATCGGGAGGCTGTGCTCCTTGACGCTCAGCCAGCTTGACGACGGTGTCGACGATGTCCTGATCAGAGGCCGCGAGCTTCTCCAGCAGGTCATCGGGCAGTGCTTCGCCTGTGGATGCAGCGATCTTCTCGCTCAGACGGTTGGCCACCTTGCGACGTTCGGCCCGCTGTGCTTCTTTGCGTGCCGCTTCTTCTTCGTCGAGGTGCACGGCGACCTTCTCGAGCAGGTCAGCCACTTGGTTGAGGAACTTGTCCGACATCGTTATCTCCCGAGCTTTCGCTTCAGCAGATTCAAACCGATCGTACCGCGGATGATCTGCGCGCACTTGATGAGCTTGCGCTTCTCGTATTCCGCAGCCTGCTGGCGAATGACCTCGGCCAGCTTACGCAGTTCGTTTTGCATTGGCCGTCGTCACGAAGTTGTGGAGGTCGTCATAGGTGACCTCGGGATCCTCGATGTTGATCGTACGGCACGCATCCGCAAGCTTGATCAGGTCTCGCGCTTCTTCCGAGGTGAGCTGCGCGTTCTTCACGCCGTGAAGCAGTTGCACCTCGGCCGTCTTGATGCGCTGTTCTGCTTCAACTTCACGCAGAATTTGCGCAGCGGCTTCGCTGACCGAAGGCATCTTGACGCGAGCCATCAGTATCCTCCCGGGATGCCCGAGAAGTCAGGCACGTTTTGCAGCTCGGGGTAGAGACCTGTCTGGCCCACACCACGGGCGATGTTTCCGAGACCGCGAATGACCTGCGGCGCGGCTAGACCAGCGGCTGCGCCCGCGCCGAACGCGATGTTGCGTGTGCGGTTCTTGTTGGCTTCGCCTTGTTGTTGGCCCACACCGTACGCAAGAGGCGCACCTGCGAGTCCAGCAAGACCGATACCACCACCAATCATCGCTCTGCGACGAAGACCCGTGACACCTCTTGGCGTAGCGTTTACGGTACGCAAAGCTTCTTCTGCTCGAGCAGCCTGTCCTTGAGCAAGACGCAGGTCTGCTTCGGTCAGTGCTTGGCCGTGCCGCATTTCTTCTAGTGCTTTTTCGGCACGCGCAGTCTGTTCGCTGGCTTGCGTGAAGCCCCGCTCCGCCGCAGCTACACGACGTGGATTCGAGAAGAATCGACGCATGAAGCGAGCGCCCAGGCTTTCACCCGCCGCTTCTTTGGTGAGCGCCGTGTGGGCGTCAGCAAAGAGTTGGCCGTAGAGCGCCAGGATGTCGGAGCGGTACCGCACGAAGCAGCTCCTACGCGTTCATCGCCCGGATGACGTTGTTGATGGTCACGGCGCCGGCCTTGTAGCACTCGGACGCGATCTTGTGGGTCTCGTTCATCGCGTCCTGGTACCCACGGCCGAACTCGTCGTTTGCTTGCTTGACGAGCGCGTCCCAGGTCTGCCGGTAACCGAGGTCCACCGCCTCTTTCACGAGGTCGGGGTTCTCGGAG